TGGACAAGCTGGCCGGCAAAGAGAAGAAGATCGCAAACCTTTGTGCTCGTGGTACGGCCAAGACTACACTCTTCATGGAATACTTGGTTCTGTATCTCGCCATGTTTGGAGTGCTTCCAAATTTTGGAGTCGTCACAGGCATGTTGTACATATCCGACTCCATGGAGAACGGTGTGAAGTCTGCCAGAAACTCGATCGAGTTCCGGTATAACAACTCAGAGTTCCTTCAATCCTGGATCCCGCATGCCCGATTCACAGAGAATTATCTGGAGTTCACGAACAAGAATGGACACCAGCTCGGTGTGAAGATGTTCGGCGCCAAGTCTGGTATTCGAGGGACGAAGATCTTTGGTAAACGTCCAGTCCTGGCTGTGATGGATGACTTGGTTTCAGATGCTGACTCCAAATCTGTGACAGCGATGGATGCAATCAAAGACACGATCTACTCTGGAGTTCAGTATGCTCTGGACCCAACACGAAACAAGATGATCTTGAATGGTACGCCCTTCAACAAAGAAGACATCGTTTACGCAGCGATCGAGTCTGGTGCATGGCACGTCAACGTGTGGCCAATCTGTGAGAAGTTCCCCTGTACCGAAGAAGAGTTCCGCGGCGCCTGGGAAGATCGTTTCACATATGGATATGTGAGAGAGCAGTATGAATCTGCAAAGCAGGAGGGAAAACTCAAATCCTTCCGACAGGAGCTCATGCTCCGCATTACGTCAGATGAATCTCGTTTGGTTCAGGACTCTGAAATCTTGTGGAAACCTAGATCACCGATTCTGGCAAATAAGCAGAACTACAACTTTTATATCACAACTGACTTTGCAACGTCGTCGAAACAGACTGCTGACTATTCGGTACAATCTGTCTGGGCCTACGACTCAGATGGGAACTATACCTGGGTCGATGGAGTGGTAGAGCGACAGACTATGGACAAGTCGATCGATGATCTTTTTGGTTTTGTTGATGAATACGAACCACAGGGTGTTGGTGTTGAGGTCTCGGGACAACAACAGGGCTTCATCCAATGGCTCATGAATGAGATGAATTATCGGAACAAATACTTCAACCTGACGAACCAAAAGGGAAAACCAGGGATCAGACCGACGACGGACAAACTGTCACGCTTTAATATGGTGGTCCCCTTATTCAAGTCTGGGAAAATCTTCTTTGCAGAAGAACTGAAGAATTCCAAAGCCTTGAGTATTTTTGTCGAGCAGATTGCTCTGGCAACCAAGGATGGGATCAAAGGAAAAGACGACTGCATCGACACGGTTTCCATGTTGCAATACATGAATCCTTGGGTTCCCAGTCAGGAACAAACTGATTCCAGTGACACCTCTAACGTGCGTTCTGAGCAAGTTTGGGGTAGTAATGACTTGACACCAGATGCTATGGATGAATCGAATTATGGATCATACGTGGTCTGATACTTTCCCGATTGGAGAAACAACATGATCACATTCGACGAACTTCAACGTCGTCTTGCCTATGGCCAGTTGAAAAATACATCGGCCGTTGGTGATACAAACCTCGGTGAAATTTGTGGAGAAGAGCTTCCTTTGGTTCTGTCTTTGACGAACCAGGGACTGGTTGACCTTGCCACAAGATTCCCTCTTTACAAAAGTCAGGTCGATCTGACGTTTATTGACGGACAGAATTTGTATCCGCTTTTGCAAGCAAATATCGGAACGACTCTGACCGACTCCGTCGGTGAGCCCTTCCTGGATGCCAGGTTTGTGAAAGTGTTGGATGTTTTTGATGAGCTCGGTGATCGGTATTCTGTGAACACCAACGGTCACATTATGATGCCGTCATACAACACACTACGTTTCACTACGTCAAAGATTGATGAGATCTCAGCGATCGGAGAAGCCACCGGAAAGATTCGAATTCGTTATCAGCAGAAGCCTGTTCCAATCACTGCTAATGACTCGATGGACCTACCTCCGAATCTGGAAATAGCTTTGCAACTGTTTGTTGCAGCATTGTATATCTCGCATATGGGTGGTGAGCTGCATTCTATGAAGGGTGACAGTTACTATGGGGCCTACCTGCGCCACATTGGGGAAGATGAAGCCAAGGATCTCAGTTCAATTTCTGAAGTTGAAGAGAACGACAAATTTACAGATCGGGGTTTTGTATAATGATTGATAAAGACCCTAGCCTCCTATCAGAGGTATTTAACCAACGTGCTACCATTCTTACCTTCTTTGGAATGTTGGGTGGTTCTGTTCGTGCAGCAGTGCTGAAGACATCCTGGCGAGAAGGTCTTCGTGTCATTTTTGTTGGCGGTGCTGTATCATTCGGCGTCGGGGTTCTTGGCCCTGTCATGTTGAGACCTTGGATCGGGGATTTACCCGATGAAATGGCTGGAGCTTTGGGAACCCTTACAGCGGCGTCATTCCTAATTGGACTTGTAGCAGTGACACTCGTGGAGAGATTTATTTCCGGACCCACCGATGATGGAGATAATAAATGAAAAACATTCAGACTGCCCACACAAAAGTATTCCGTGCAGAGAAGACCACCCGAAATCGAGATGATTTCAAGGTGCTGGTAGCTGGATCGTTGATCATGATCATGATGTTGTTAACCTTTCCCCTGATAGGGAGAGTCTACGACTCTACGTTGGCAACACGTCCATTTGTGACTGCGACTGTGGAAGTTGTCCAGACTGATGATTATATTCTTCCAATGATCCTGTATGATGCCGATGCCACTCAACTTGTGACAGCAAGGTGGATTCGTATTGTTCGAGATGGTGATAATAGTCGCCTTGGAACTCGTCGTGGTGAGTCAGATTATTCAGCAAAAGAGGACAACCCTCGTCTTTGGACGTGGGAAGCTTTCTTCAATGATGGGACTGGTATCGCAGCTCCACCAATTCCTACGCAACCTTTCAAAGTCTGCATCTCCTATGTATCGACAACTGTTGATACGGGTATCAGTGATGAGACCCCTGAAACATGTAGCAAGATATTCTATCCAGAGCTTGCAGATGATTCCATTATGGGTAGTATTCCATGACCAACACAGTTCGAGACTACCAAATCCGATGTAATTCACTTGCATTACCTGGTTCAACTATTCTGAAGGTTGACGGGATGAGTGGTCCTGCGACCAGGCGAGAGCTGGCGATTGCAAAGCATCACTTCGATGTATCTGACAAGCGAGAGATCATGGACCCCTCGGGGATTTACCGTGTCCATTGGCACTGGGCTGCTTCGACATATAAAGTCACATGGAACGTTGTTCGACATTACAATGCGGTTTTCGACAAAGACGGGAACATGCACGATGGCGGAGCTCCACCAGAACAGCAGGCGATTTACTCCCCTCCACGCTTCGGCGTGTCTCATACGTTCAGAGCAAACACACACGCAGTTGGTTTATCTGTAGCGGCCATGGCCGGCGCCAAGACAAACTGGGGAACCGGTGTTGTTGATCAGGGTCAGTACCCTCTGACGTGGGAAGGCATTGATTCAATGTTGGCCGAGACTGTGGACCTGTGTCGTGAGTTCGACATCAAGCCGTCCCCTTGGACAACACTCACCCACTGTGAGGTTCAAACCAATATCGGAATCAAACAGAGGAACAAATGGGACATCAGGGTTCTGCCCTGTAACCCAACAAAACTCCTGGGCGAGAGAGAAGCCGGGGACATCCTCCGAAAACGCATGATGGAGAAATTCTGGTGAACCCTTTGAAAATGATACAACTTGGTCTATTGGTTCTGGCTATTGCAGGGGCCTTCTACGGAAAGCACCTCTATGATAAGAACCAAGAACTGAAAGCTGAGAACCTCCTGTTGGAGACTCAGATCGGAATCAACGAAAAGAATGTTGAGCTTCTGACTCAACTGCTGAACACGGAGCGTCGAAATGCAGAAGCTAAGATCACAGCCCTTTCAGAACTTGCTAGTGAAGTTCCAGACGTGGTGTACTCACAAGAGTTGCCCCCGTCGATTCAAGGCGTGCTTGACCGGTTCCATAGTGCTATTGGCCTTGGGAATTAGTGGATGCGGAAAACCGATTCTGGTCAACTTGGGCGGTGGCCTACCTGATCAAGTTTATGAACAAGTTCCAATATATCCTGGACCGGTCAACTCTGTCGGTACGTTGACAGAAGGCTATATCCAAAATACTGAGGGACTACTG